GTAAGTGTGTGTGAAGTTGGTCACTACACTTTTGGCGATTTGCTCGTTAGTACGTGCATCGGTTCAAAACAAGATATCCTTAATTACCAGCAGATTGTTCGTTCAATGTGCTTGGAAAATTCGGATCCCCTGTTTGTGATTGACGGGGCTGTTGTGAAACAGGTTTACCCCGGAAAAGTGCATTCAGGGTGTTACGTTACGACTCCAGGAAATGGAGCCCAGCGCGGATATTTAGTTCATAAATCTGGAGGAACGTGGAGCATTACAAGAGGTGACGACTGTGTTGAGTGGAACAGCGTCTTCTCTAATTATGAGGATCTAACTAAGTACTATGTAAATAACATGGGGCTCAAAGCGCGAGATGTAAAGAAATTTACAGAAGATTCTTTTGAAATATGCTCACATAAATACCAGCGCGGTCGAGATGGAGTTTGGACCGCTTCACTGACATCATGGAGGAAGAGTGTTGTTACTTTCCTTGCTAAGAAGAGCGCAAACTGGTCGGATCTCAAACAGCTGCTTCATGAAATGAGGCACAATGATCCACTAGAGCGTTGGATAGCACAACATGTTGGTGCATTGCATGTCAACACCGTCGGTCCGCGGCGGTGAAAAGTTTCTGAGAAATTGGAATGGCAAATAATGCAATTGCTGGTGAAAACGCAGACATGCGTCATGAGATGGCTGTTGTTGAGACAGCTGAACGTGCCCTCGACAAAATGGAGGTACGTGCGGGACTCTCACCCGCAGGCCGAGCGTGGGTCACTCTGGCCGCAGATCCTTTTCATGATACTGCGGTAGACATTGATGGCCTACCCGACTATCGCACTCACCGGACTATCACGCAAGTGATAACCCGTACGAATCGGTACACTGTCCCAGTGGTCAACAACACTCCGTTGACTGTTCCTTGGGCTTTAAGTATCTTTTCAACACCGTGGAATCAAACAACCGCGGTGTATCCTTTTAGTATCATTGGTCAGCAATTGACCATTAGTACAGCTCCCTATACTGGACAGGGAGGCACCATCACCATGGCGTCTTCCGGCAGTACTTCGAATATATACCCCCCTGATGGGACTGATCCGACTTTGACTCTTGACGGACTTAGCCCCACAATCTGGGCGACAACTTCGCCCACACCAACTGATAATTTTACGAGTGGACAACACCGTTTGATTGCAGCAGGGTTTGAGGTGTATATGACTGGCTCTACGCTGGTGGACAGCGGTGATGTTGTGGTTTGGAAACAACCCTCGACCACTGTTGAACGCTATGCAATAGGAACCCAAGGCTCTATTCCCCCGACAGGGTGTGTGGGAGTCTATACCCGGGGTCCTCCTGCTTCTGTACAAGAAGCTATGACGATCCCCGGTGCTAGGAGGTGGAGAGCGAAAGATGGTTGCTACGTACCGCTTTTGCTCAATGATGAGGACATTCCGTTTCGTCCCTGTCTACCCACTTTCTTTGCAAATGTTGACAGAACCATTGCGGTTAGTTCGAATACAACTACCACACCTGCACTCGGTATTACGCCCATTCATGGGTTGAGTACTGCGTCGCAGTTAAATGGTCCTGATAGCTTATCACAGAATTATTTCCACTGTGCTGGTGCCCATTTTGATGGCATCGACCCAAAGTGCACGCTCACTGTAGTTGCGCGCTTTGTTGTGGAACGTGAGCCTAGTGTCAGTGAGTCTGATCTCATTGTCCTTGCTCGCCCAAGTCCCCCCGCTGACGAAATTGCGTGGAGGATTTACTCTGAAATGGTGCGTTCTGCACCGGCTGGTGCCCCCGTGCGTGACAACGCTCTGGGTGCTTGGTTTGCTAATCTTGTTGGAGACCTGGCTCAGGAAGTCGTTCCTGTTGCTGGTGATTTCCTTGTCAAAAAGGCATTGGGTGGAGCCCGTAAGAAAAAGAAGAAAACAGCAGCTGCACCACTTGTGGCTGCTCCGCGGAGAAGGAGGAGATGAGTGTGTTCCCAGAAATGGAAGAAATCCAGTAATGGATTTAAGTCGCTAAGAAGTTACAACCTTTTGGTCGGAATTTGCATTGGTGTGTGGTATATGTTGCTCAGGGCATGAATTAAGCTCTGGAGATTATAACAACCCCACTTTTATAAAATTTTTACAACTTCTGGTGCAGGATTCTTGACATGTTCCTTAA